CGAAAAGGCTACCATGCGAGCGTGATGCGTGGCAGCCTTTTTTTGTTGATTTTTGCATAGTTTTCCGCAGAAAGTGGGTTTGACTGTGGGTTACAACAAAAGAAAAACACCCAGAAACTTACGTCTCTAGGTGTTTTATCTTGGTGGGCGCGGGTGGATTCGAACCACCGAAGCTGAAAAGCAGCAGATTTACAGTCTGTCCCCATTGGCCACTCGGGAACACGCCCATATCTTATTTGCAGTCATCGCTGACTGCCTGTATATTCTATCATCTGAAGTGGCATTTGTCAACTACTTTTTCCACGGATTTTCTCTTTTTCTGTCGTTCTCTATTTTCCTGCGTTTTACCGCAATAAAATCACTTTCTATAATAGCAAAAGACCCCAAAACATTTTTCGTTTTGAGGTCTTTTTGGAGCTGGTGACAGGAGTTGAACCTGCAACCCACTGATTACAAATCAATAGTATTTTTCGTATTTATGCTATTTTTACTTTAATTGTTAGTTTGTTGTTTGCTTATTGCGTACTCTAAAAGCGATAAATCGTCCGCCTTATCTTACAACAAATGTTGCAGAAATTCAACGCATGTATGCGGAGCGTTCTTTTGCAACGGCTTCGCACAGGCCAGAAACAAGGTCTTCCGCCATGCTCCACATGTGATGCAGCTCTACGCCTGCTGCAGAATCCTCGCTGTCAACGCCTGTAAGGATTTTCTGCGCAATGCGGCGGTTTGCGTCAGCGTGCTCCATTTCTTCCCCAGAGAGCTTATACCACTCAGAAGAAGCGTAGGGGCAGACAGTTTTATAGTCCATCGCCATGCTTGCGTAGTTCATCGCATCGCTGTACTCTTCGGCCATTTGCTTTGCAGCATGAACAAGTGTGTCCTTATACCCTGCAAACTTTGTTTCGTCCATCATAACCAGATCCTCCTTTTTACAGCTTCTCCACGGTCACAGCCAGGTTGTTCACCACGGCAGCAGTACCGGTCAGCAGGAAGCTCAGGATAGAGCTTTCGCAGCCGCACGCATTGCGCACCAGGAAAGTCAGTGCCAGATTGGTCGGCGCAGCCGCAGCGGCCACAGTCTGAGAAGCGGTAGCACCGATGACAGCCACGCCATCCTTCTGACCGGTCAGGGTCACGGTTCCCGCCGCCGTGGGGGCCAGTGTAGCAGACACGGTCACATGGTAGTAGCCTTGGCCCAGCAGGGTGATGGTGTTGCCGTCCTGCCGGATGTTGCAGCCGAACCGCCGGGAAGTGATGCCGACAGGGATAACGTCGTTTACCGCCACGGTCTGAGCCGAGGTGTTGGCGGTATAAATCGCGGATTTAGACATAAAATATCTCCTTCCTTATATAAAATGGCGGAGCAGCCTTTGCCGCCCCGCCGATCCTCGCCAAAAGGGCGTATGTGTTAGATGTTACCGCAGCCGTTGCTGCAGCCACAGAAGGGGCTCGGGCCAGCATTGTAGGAGTAGCCGTTGGGGTACCGGACTACGCCATACATCTGAGTCTGAAGCTCCAGCTGGCTGATTCGCTGGTTCTGTGCAGCGATAGTCTGCTCATACTGCTGTTTCTGGAGCTCGGCAAACTTCGCGTCAATGTTGGAGTTGATCGCGCAGGTCTGTTTGTCCATCTGGGCTGCCAGGTTGGCAGTCGCCAACCGGTTGTCGCAGCCACACTGAGCAAGCTGTGCCTGGATGCCGTTGCCGGTCTGCAGGATGGCGGTGTTGGTGCCCGCCTGAGCCAGAGCAACTTCCTTGCCCAGCTGGTCGATGTTGCCCTGCATCGTGTAGCCGAGATTGCAGATGCCGTCGCCAATGTTGGTCAGCCTGTCGTTCAGCTGGCCGAACTGCTGGCCGAAGAGGATTTCCTGCTGGCTTGCCGCAGTGGCATACTGGCCGTACTCGCCAGTGCGGTTGCCCCAGAGGCCGCCGTTACCGCCCATAAAGACGAACAAAAAGAGGATGATAATCCACCACGCGCCACCCTGGCCCCATCCGTCGTTATCGTTGCCACGGGTCACGGCAGCGATATCGCTCAGAGACATGTTATCCATAGTTGATTTCCTTTCTTGAGAATAGTGAAATTATTTCAAATCGTGGCCACGATTTTTCGATTACTTGATGAAAGGCATGATCTGCCTTGCCATCGCTTCCAGCTGGTGGTACTGCTCATCTGACATCTTACCGGACTTGCGGAGCTGCTCCACCTGCTGCTTGGCATCACCCTGAAAAGCAGACCGGAACTGCTGGAAGCTTTGGAGAAGCTTCATCACATTGCCCATCGGTCCGGGCATGGAAGGACCGGAAGCGCCGCCCAAAAACTGCATCAAAGGATTTGCCATACCTTAACCCTCCTTTGCCCGTGCGGGCCTTGCAGGAGCCGCCGGGGCTGTCTGATACTGCGCCATCACGCGCTCCACCTCGGCCTTTACGGCAGCCTGTATCTTCTGATCTGCCTGCGCAGAGGTCAGATACTGTGCCTCTGCCGGTGTCTGCATCGCCGCCGGGTCGATCTTTGTCAGGCGGTAGTACTCGCCGGACGCATAGCCCATCGTGTCTGCCTTTTTGACAGCCATGACAGGCTCGTTTTGCACCATGATCCAGCGCGTTTCGCCGGGCTGCACCATAACCTTGTCCACATCTGCGATTGTCGGCACCATCGTGAAGGGGCTTTGTCCCCCGCTCTGTGGGGCGGTCTGCTGGGCCATTTGCTGCTGATACTGGCCTTGCCCAAAGCCCATCGGTGACATCCCACTGTAAGGGTTCGATTGCCAGCCGCCAAAAGGATATGCCATAAAGCTTCCCCGTCCTTTCTTGATCTTGTAGCACCAGTGTACCTCTCCCGTATATCCTGAGTGCGCAAGGAGAGTGCAGGGAGTGCGCAAATTTTCAAAAAACTTTGAAGATCTTCTTTACATCTGCTTGCAGATGTGCTATAATAAAATCACGGAAAGCAATACAACACACAACATTATGGAGGTAAAGATTATGACTATGAAGGAAAAAGCATTAGAATGTCTCAACGAGGCCAAAAAGCTTGACTTTGATAAAGAGGATGCGAAAATCGATTCTTTTTTGACAGATATTTGCGATATGGCATGCATTGACACTCGGAGCCTTTACGCGCAAGATTTTGATAACGCACTTTTTAAGGCCGCTGAGTTGATCGGCATTCTTCCAGAAGTAAAAGAATATATCAACGAATATAACGAAGCAATCAAAGAAAGCGACCCGAAGGAATATGAAAAGTTTTATAAGGGCTAAAAGGGATGAACATTATAGTGCTCGGTAAATAAAAAGCCCCCAGGTGACGCGCGAACGCCGCCCGGGGGCTTTTACGGAAAACATACCTCACACACTTAGAGGTATGGAAAAAGTATATCACGACAAGATATTTTTGTCCAGAGAGGAGTAAGCATGGAAAAGATATACCCACCTCTTGCCATTCTGAAGGAGATCACAAGGGTCATGCCAAAGGTCTGGCAGATCATTGACGTGTCCCGGCCCATAGGCGTACAAAATTCAGGGTGCCCAGACAGATGCTTCGCCCCCATTGAGACAGCCACAGCGGCAAGCATTTTCTGCCAAGAAAGCGCCGCCTGGAAAAAAGGTGCAGATATCGACATCCCGCAGCCCAGATTGACGCTTGCCCTCGCCCAGTGGCGAAAGGATAAAGAGGTCTTTGTGGTAAACCCAGACTTTGCCGCCGTGCTTTATGCGCAGGATGATATGGACATTCCGGCAGCCGCCTTTGACTATCTGCCTTACAGCTGCTTCTATGTAGAGAGCCCCGGCCTTGATGTGTACCTGACCGGAATTCATGGCTTTTTCTTTTATCTGGGATGGGACACGAAAGAGCAAAAAGTTCTTCTGAGCTTTGTCTTTCTCGGGGAAAGTGGCGGATGCTATCCCTTTGACCTTCCACTTGATGGAGAAAGCCTTGACGTGTGCTTTGATGCCGCTGTCAAGAAGCGGGCACAGAGCGGAAACGCCCACCTTGCCACGGTGGCGCGGCAGGAGCAAAAGCAAAGAGATGCTGTCATCTCTCTTTTGCGCTGTGCCTTGCAAGTGGTGCTGTATCTATGCGCATCCAACGCCGAAATCGTCCCCGATCCAGAGCAAAAGACCGTCACAAAGCACAGCCGCACCGTCAAAGACCGGTATGCAGAGATCAGGAAGTGGGATGTCGGTATGCGTGTAGGCGCATCGCTCCGTGAGCAATCCAGGCGCGCCGCCGATGAGGATGCCCCGGCCCGCACTGGCAGCCACCAGCAGAGGCGGCCGCACATGCGCCGTGGGCACTGGCACCACTTCTGGACAGGCTCGAAGTCTGAACCGGATAAAAGAAAGCTGGTACTGAAATGGCTTTCTCCGATTTTTGTTGGTGCTGGAGACGTAGAGACACCTGTTGTGATGCATAAAGTGAAGGAAGTGTAAGAGATGCCGCCGAAGAAAAATCACATCGGGGAAAAACACGGGACGCTTGAAGTCATCGCAGAGGCCCCATCAAGAAAAAGTAAGTCCGGAAATTTGCTAACCTGCTGGAAAGTGCGCTGCTCTCATTGCGGATGCGAAAAAATTATGCTTTGGGGTAGCATCCGGAACGCAAAATCGTGCGGGTGCATCAAAGTGACAGATGTGCCAAAGGAATGCACTTGTAAAAGGTGCGGAAAATCTTTTACAGGAAACATGTTTACCGCTTACTGTCAAGAGTGCAAAGAAGTCATAAAAGAATTGCACGGAGTAAAAGGGAATTCGTGTTTTTCTTTTGAAACAGTATGTATTGACTGCGGCGCGCATTTTGTTGCAGGCTCAAAAAAAGCTCTCCGATGCCCTGAGTGTAGAAAAAAGGCCAAAAGAGAAAGCAATCGTCTTTGTGCTCAGAGGCGAAAAAACGGGACAGCAAGAAGGCTTGGAGGAGTATACTCGTGTGCTGACTGTGGGAAGCCTTTTATCTTAAAAAATGGATTTCAAAAGTACTGCCCAGACTGTGAGCCGAAGCACGCAATACAATCGTGGAAAGAGTATAAGGAAAAATACGCAAAAAAGTAAAAATCCCCGGTGCTCTATCCATGCGGAGCACCGGGGATTTTTATGTGTTCGATTCAAGTGCTGAAAGCACCACTTTCAGGTGATAGCATACAGCCCTACGACTGTAGTGTGTCTGTGCTGCAATGTCCGGCAGTGGGAGCCGCTCAACGTACCGCAGTAAGGCTATCTTACGGTCTACCCTCCCAAGCGGTGCGCTTTTGATGGCGGCGGTCATCTGCTGTCGGTCAAGTCCTTGCAGCGCAGCGGGCAGCACTACACGAGCCGCCGCCACGGGCAGCACCGAGCCAGAAGGGCTGCGGCAGTTCTCCGGCGTTGCGCACCATTACGGGGACGTTACCGAGATGGCATGTTTTCGTGAAGCCACGAAAACATACGCAGACCATTTTCGTGATGTGCCGAAAATGCTCTTGTGCGATTTTGTTGACCTCAACAAAATCGTCGTATGTAGTGCTTGCCATGATAACCTCCTTACTGCTTTTGCAGTGCTGCCTTTGCCCGGTCAAAGAAAAACTGGATAATGGTGCCGATGGTCTCATCGGTGATGGCCCACGAGATAAATTTCCCCCACTTGCTGGCGCTGAGGGCCATGCGCAGCATCTTAACGCACCACGCCTTGCGCTCTGCACCGCGCTTGGTGCCCTGAATCTCCCGCTCTGCTTGGTCAATGAGGTCAAGCACCAGCGTCTTGACCGCTGCGCCGTAGCCCAGACGGATAAGCCCCAGCACAAGCGACACAGTGCCCACAACGATGAGCACCAGCGCCAGCCATGAGGGCAGTGGGGTAAGAATGGTGTTAAGGATGGTTTCCATGTGTTACTCTCCTCTCTCTTTTTCGAGATCTTCTATGCGGTGGTTTGCCACCTTGATTTGTTCTTCCAGCACTGGCACGCGCTTGGCAAAGTTGTTGTGCTCCCGGACTTCGCGGGTCAGTTCTTCCAGCTTGGTTTCGGTCACAGCCTGCTGCTTGTCCAGCTTGGCGTCCATGCTCTGTGCAGTGCGGTTGTTGGAGACGATCGAGCCGATCAGGCTCAGACCGCCGGTGATGATCGCCACGATGATTGCTTCGCTCATGCGCCCTCCCGGAGACGGGTCAGACCCTTCTTGCGGATGATACGGGGGTAGTTGACGGTAGTCACGTTGAGGTCAACGTTGCCGGAGATGCCCGGCACGCGGCCATTGCTGGTGTGCTGGTGAGCGTTGTAGTGATATCCAACAGCGGGAGTCTTGCCCGTGTAGTCGGCCAGCCAGATGTCCCAACGGTTTGCCAGGCGGCCCATGTCCAGTTCCATGTTGGAGTAGTGGGTGTAGGTGTAGAGTTGGGCATAAAAGCCCATCTTTTCCACCTGTTCCAGCGCATAGGCGGTGAGGTTTGTGAGGTCGAGGGTGCTCATGGGCTTGAGCTTGTTTTCCTCCACGTCCACCGCGATGGGCATGGTCAGCTCCTTGCCGTAGACCGCCTGCCGCACAAGGGCAAGCTCTGCATCGGCCATCGCTTCGCTGGTGGCGTAGGTGTAGTAGTACACGCCCACGTCCAGCCCGGCAGCCCGGGCGTTGCGGTAGTTGGTCTCAAAGGTCGGGTCGATGTACAGGCCGTCTGCCCGCTTGGAGAGCTTGCGGTTGGTGCTCACGGTCTTGAGCATGGCCCCCTTGTAGCCCGCCGCCGCCACCTGTGCCCAGTCAATTTCACCCTGATACCGGCTCACGTCAATGTACCGGTAAGGCGGTTCCCCTGCCCACCCGGTCACGGTGTCTACAGTGGGCACGCCCGGAGCAGGGGTAGGCTCTTCCTTGTCGGCACTGTCACCGGCAGCATGGGAGAGCGCAGAGAAAATATCCCGCAGGAAATCAAGCATTACTTTCCACCTCATAAAAACCCTCCTCCGTCAGCTTTTTCATCACGGCATCCTTGTACCGGTCAGGCACGTTGTCGATGGTAAAAGCGCCGTCAAAGCGGTGCAGCTTGATTTGGGTCACATAGAACAAAACCATAAGTATCCTCCTTACTGTGCGGCCAGAAGGTCAAGCATAGCCGCTTCCAGAGCGGCAAGGCGCTCTTCTGCGGTGGGCAGCTGTGCCTTTTCCTCTGCTTCCCTGCGGGCCTTTTCCTGTGCGGCCAGCTCTTCGGTGGTGTACAGCACATACCGCTGTACTTCCACCTCTTCGTCATAGGCTTCCTTTGCGGCCACACCGGGCACGTCCACCACCTTCCAGCGGTCACGGCCCCCGTTGGGGTAGGTCTTGTACTCGTAGTGGCTGACCTCTTCCACGCCCGCCACAGCATCGTGGTGGACAGTCTGGGTCTCGGGCTTGAGGTAACCTTTCGTCAAGTCGGGGGTGGCGATTTCTACGCCGTTGCTGTCGATGATTTTCATAAGGTCTCCTTTCAGTTACGCCACTCTGCGCCAGATGTACACACAGTAGTAGGGAGGAATGCTAGAGCTAGATGCGGTGTTTCCTGCAACGGAGTACGTTTCTCCATTGGGCTTCTCACCATATGTCGAGGAAAATCCATCATTGGCGAGTGTATACTGTCCGTCATTAACTTTTCTGTTATCATTGCTCCACGATTGTGTTTTGTAGTTATATGTGGCAATGGCGGATGTCGGATATCCGACCAAAGCGCCAAGCCGCCACATAAACGATAATTTGTACTCATGTTCATGCGTCGCGCTACCTCCCGTACTCCCTGCTGGGTAGGTATCGCTTGCACCCATGATAAATTTGCCCTCAATGCGCTCCCACGTTCCGCCGTAAAGCTCTGCCGGGCTGGTCGGGTCATCACTGCCGAACAGAGCGCCCTTGGGGTGCATCAGCAGGAACAGGACGGATATGAATTTTTTCGTAAAACCTGCGTTTCCAATGCTCATAGTACCATAAGCCATTGTAAGTCTCCTTTTCAGGAAACTCGTCTCCAGAAGTAAAAGTAGTATGCCGGGGGTTGGACAGTGGTGGAATTGCCGTAGATGGGGTTGGAACGAGATGCGTCAAAAAATGTTACATCGTTTTTGTAGGACCTACTGGTTTCTGTCATTGAATTATCTTTCTCGTCAGAAGCTTGAGGTAAATGTACAAATAGCTTACCATCTGCGCTTACAATCGAACCGCCCGTACCAAAGTTGCCATTCATGTGGGGTCTTGAGCTAAAATTGCCCGTTATATTCGGCAGTCCAGCCTCTACCGTCTCCCCACCTTTGTGCCCATCTCCGGCACCCATCGGCACCCTGTTCTGTGCGACGAGTTCCCATGTTGTTTTTTTATAGCGTGTAGCCGGGGATGTTTTTACGGTGGTGACGATGACATCGCCAATGCGGGGGATTGTCCCCCCCCCCCCAACAATAAATGCGCCGTATGCCATGTTGAACCTCCTTATCTCACGATGTACCATGTGGCGTTGATGGCTGCCGTAGGCACATCCTTTGCCCTCAACCGCAGGATGCCCTGCTGGGTCTCGGTGTTGGCGAAGCAGGCATCTGCCGCCGGTGTAGTGTCATCCGGAGCCACCACCACGTTTACGATGTCCTGTGCGGTCAGCTCTGCGATGGGGATGTCCAGCTTGTGCGGGAAGTCCGCCACAGAAGTGTCATCCACCCAGCCGGTCGTTGGGATGGTGAAGGTGTGCGGGGCGACGACTTCGGCTTTGCCCTTGTTCAGCAAATTCGCCGCCTTCTGTGCGTTATTGACCTGTTTCATAAGATAGTTGTACCCGTACTGCTCGTCCAGGCCAGCCTCAGCGCCGGTCGGGGCGACGATCTGACCGGATGTCCAATTTTCCGGGAGATCAGCGGGAAGGGGAATGTTTTTCAAGATTTCATCCGCCATAGATTAATGTTCCCTCCTTGAAGGTGATAGTGTGTTTGAATTTTGTTCTGGACGTTGTTTCGATGCTGACATCGTCCTGCGTGAGGGCGGCTCCGAACGCATCTTGTGCGGAGATGGCAGAGACTTTTGTGATCTTTTCCGATGGCAGAAGCTCGTACTGCAGCGTGACTGCCGCACCGGAAAGGCTCTTTGCAAGGTTCGGAACGGTATAATCTCCGTTCAACTGCACCGTGTTGATGTGATCCGCCAAGTACGAGGCTAGGCTTGCCAGGAACAGCGGGGTCACAGATGCGGAAGCGGGCGTTGCGGCCGTCACCGGGACAAAATAATTTTGTCCCGGTGACGCAAAGGCATCCTTGCCCAAAAGCCAGCTGCCCAGAAGATAGTGATACCGGCTTCCGTTTGCCAGCACGGTGTCCGCGCCCTCCAGAATCGAGAGATTTACGTCCACGTCCGTTTTTTCGGTGATGCCGAAGTAGCAGTCCGATGCGTACAGCGTTTCTCCCTCATCGTTCAGGAGCTCATAGTGGTTGACGATCGAATTACCTGCCTCTGGTTCAATGGACGCTTCCAGCTTCAGATTATTGCCTGAGATTATCAACGTTTCAGAACCCACCTGCAGTGTCGCAGATGCAATGACGCTTTTCAGCGGTTTCACGGTCGCCGCGCGGTTGAGCCGTGCCGTCGTGGAAAGCTCTGCCGCCCTGTGGGCAACGCCCAGAAGAAGTGTCCGCGTCAGTGTCGGTGATGCAGCAGCCTTTGCGGTCGTCCATCCTCCGAACTCGGCAAACGGCTTTTTCCCAAGGGCCCAGCCGCCCAGACGATATTGATAATCGTATTTCTGCACATCGACCTGCTCTGTGATCAAGATCCCGGTCTTGAGGTACGGCATACTGATAAAGACGATGTGTGCAGGCTTGATTTGGTTGATCAGGTGCGTCACCTCGTCGTAGTACGACTGATTCTTTGCGCTCGTCGCAAGCCTCAGCTCGTAGAGCGGGTATGTGATGGAGCACGTCCATGCACCCGCGCCAATCAGCTCATCCAGCTTCTGATACAGAAACCCCAGTGTGTAGGGCGGGCGGGTCGCAATGCGGGTCATTACACGCTGCCTGCGGAACGCCAGAGACTCCTTTTCCGGGACAGCCACGATGTGAAACACCTTTTCCCACCGTGCAACGGAATCCTCGTCCATGGTCTGGAAAAAGAAATTGCTTTGAACCCCTTCCACAGAACCGGCCAGCCGATCAAATTCCGCCTTTTCGGCAGCACAGATCTGCTGGTAATCCTGCACTTCCCGGTAGATGGGCGGCAGCAGCGGCAGCAGTTCATGCGAAAGATCAAGCTTCATGCAGTGTCACCGTCCCAACCACAGGGACCTGCTGCCGTTCGCCGGTCTCTGTCAGAATCAAATCGTCCGCGGCTCCGTTCAGCTGGACGTTTGTCACGTTTACCACGCCCTCTGCCGTGATGATGGCCGCAGATACGCGGGCCGTGTAGACGTTGGCGCTATACTCAATTCCGGTCTTGCTGATATTGGTCTCCCAGCTTTTCCGCACATTGAGCAGATATTCCTCCAACGCCTCCCGTACCGCGGTGCGAACTGTATCCAGCGAGTAGCTGGGCAGGAGTGTCACCGATGCGGTGACTGAAACTTCCAGCTTCTCCGGGGCCGTGATCGTTGCCTTTGCGCCGATGGGCGCAAGACCGAGCCCCTGCCCGGAGTACGGCACCGGGTCGATGGTGTTCTGAATGGTCTGCACAAGGTCGGTGGATGCAGGCAGCCAGTCCGCACCCAGAACGGAGCAGAGCACCGTGCCGCCGCCTCTCCATGTCGGGTACACCTGCACAGCGCCCACACCGTCCAGCTTTTTGATCTCCTCCACGTACTGCGCCACATTGCCGCCAAAGGAGCGGCTGTTCAGCGACGCTTCGATGCGGGCGCGGAATTCGTCATCGGTCTCGGTCTCGTCTCCGGGTGTCAGGATATCCGAGATCCGGGCAGAGGTCAGGCCCTGAATGGTGTCGATGGGTAGGATAGGGCCGGTGTAGTCGTTGCCGATGGTGCCGGGCGTTTCGGCCAGAAGGCGGTAGGTGTGCCCGGAACCCAGAGCGGACAGCGCAATAAAATTGATACTGTCCGCGCCGTTGATGGTAGAGAACCGGCTGCCCAGCGGGATATCAATATTGAACTCGCCTTTTCGCACCGCTGCCGTGGCCTGCTTGCGGGTAACGCTGGCGATGGGGGCCAGCAGATCCAGCGCTCTGCCAGTGGCTGTCTGAAAAAACGCCTGCCGCTGCATCATGTTCAGGGAAAGGAAGAACCCCTCAAAGACATAGGCGGCGGGAGAAAGAGCTGTTGGGATAGGGCTTGTGTCCCGCTTGTCGTAGTCGTCCGGGATCTGAGACAGCATATAGTCCAGAATGGCCCGGTACTGTGCGGTAGAAAAATCGATCATGCTGCGGTGTTCACCTCCGTGCTTGCCTGCATTTCGCCGTAGATTGTGGAGACAGTAAAAGATGCTGTCAGGGCCTGTCCCTGAACCGTGTAAGAAAAATCCTTCACGCCGGTCACCCGGTCGTCCACGGTCAGGGCCTCTTCCAGGCGGCGCTGCAATTCTGCCGCCACATAGCCCGGGTCCTGCCCCAGCAGCCCCTCCCATTCCATGCCGCTGTAAGAGCGGAAGATCTGCCAGCGATAACGTTCCACGTTCAGAATGATGGTCACGGCCTGTTTTACAGCCTCGTACCCATCGCATTCCCCGGTGATGCGGCCAAATATCTGGTCAATGAACCAGGTTCTGGACGGCTGAGAAACGTACTCCACGCCGCCGGAAAGGTCGATGGACGATCCTGTAGGAAGCGTAGCCATTACGAATCACCTCCGTATACTCGGGAAAGCACAATGAACTTCTGGCCGCTCTGAACACGGAGAAGCAGCACTTTGTCCCCGGCTTTCAGGGCCGGGTTCAGGATGATGTACTTTTTGTCCTTGCTCAAAGGCAGCGCAGCGCCGTTTTCCCAGCCCACAAAGTTTTCTGCCTGAACTTTTGCGTCAAATCCATCCGGCAGGGCCGACCACTCCGTGAAGTAGGGTGGGGATGTGAATGCGTCCTCGCTTGGGCCGGATGGCGTTGCGTGCTTGTGCTGCAGGATCTTGATCTCGTGCCGGTGGCGCAGGATGGGGATCTTCTTTTCAATGACAGGCTCTGCCAGATAGAGCACAGCCTGCTTCAGCGGGGCCATTGCTTCACTGATCTGGATCTCCAGCTCATCATCATCCGGCGGGGCTTTTGTCACTGTTCCGATCTGCAGGTCTGTGGGCTGCCCGGCATCGTTGGTCTGCCGGTTGATCTCCTGCAATACTCCCAGTAAATCCACTCTTTTCCCTCCTTACAGTGCTTTTGCTTCCAGCTCCATGGTGTGCTCGTCATTTTTGAAGGTGTGCTCCACCTTTTCCAGCATGACATACCGCTTGAACGGTTCACCGTCCAGATCGGACAGGTTCACCAGGATCAGCGCCCCAGCCCGCAGGCCCGGCACGCCCAAAGAAGAGAACTTGAGCTGCTGCAATACCCGGTTATAATATTCCAAGCTCACTTTCGCCTGTTCCTTTACCTGAGCGTCGTTGGCGGCCTCGTCCACGGTCTGGTACAGCTGCAAAAGGCCCCACTTCCCGATGTGTTCCGAATCCTTCATCACGAAAACATCCGCCTTTCCCGTCTTTTGATTGGGCCGGGCCAGCTTGATGCTGTTGTAGGTCTGGGTGTCGATGGAGGAATCAAAGGTATAATTTGTCATCAGGCTGTAATCACCGATGACAATATCGGTTTTCAGGTCGTTGGCCTCTTTGAGGGCCAGTCCGTCACCGGAATCGTAAAACACATAGACCTTTCCGGTGTTGAGCAGGGTCTTCTGCAAGGCAGTGTTGATGATGTCGATGCAGCTTTTGTCCTGCATGATGAGGGAGGGCAGCTTGTAGCCGGTGTCGGCCAGCTCCCCCACGTCCAGCTCAAAGTCCTCCGCGATCTGCCGGATGATGTCCCCGGCGCTCTGGCCGTAGAAGGAGTAGCTGGCATTGGCCTTGAGATACCGGATGCGGTCATAGCAGACCACGTCCACCGGCCCCCAGCGGTCAAAGTCACGGGTAAACACCCAGCCGTAAAACTGAAGCTGGCCATTTACAGAAAAGCGGATCACGTCTCCCTCTTCCAGCTTGGATTCCGGGGTGCGAAGGTAGGTAAAGGTCAGCTTGCCCGGCTGCCCGGTGCGCTGGGTAGTCCATACCACTTGTGTAGGCCGCAGTTTCAAAGTGTTTCCGGTTGCTTTCTGTGCGGCCAAAAATTCGTATGTCACCCTTCCACCTCCTGCAGGCTGTTCTCCGGCATCCAGCCCAGCACAGTGCCGCCGGTGTCTGCCACGCAGACGGGGCAGGGCCGGGTACGGTCAATGATGCGCCGCACCACAACGATCTGTCCATGGACGCTGGTCAAAACTTCCTCTCCGCTGCCGGTGCCGTAAACTTTCCCGGTGGCTTTTCGCCTGGCTCCCACAACCAGCTTGTCTGCCGGGGTGCTTCTGGTTGGGGTCAGAGAGAGCTTTACAGAGCCCGCCGCATCTGCTGCAGTGTTTACCGCCGTAGCTGCTGAAACGGCCCGTGCGGCCACGCTGGCCACATCAGAGACGATGCTGGCCGGGGAAAAGGTTCCGGTCTGGCCAGTGCCTTGCACAACAGCCCTCTGCGGGGAGTAATCCTTGTACTCGGTCAGGCTCAGGTCAAAGTAGAAATCTCCCGTCTCCGCACCGCGCTCCTCTGTCTTGAAGCTGGTGACAAGGCACCGAAAGCCCAGACTCGGGCCCAGGAACGGAACACCGTTCTCATAGAACCGGACGGGCGTGTAGACGATGGGGGACTTTTTCTTCATGGCGGTGGTGAAGAACGCCATATACACCGCCGGGGGCAGATGAATGCCGGTCTGGCCCGGCAGCCGCCGCCCGGGCAGCAGGCCCGAAATGGACACGGTGCGCAGGTTCGGCGTGCGGGGCTGCATGATAGGGCCAAGACCCAACACGTTATAAGTTCCGTTGTCAGCAGAAAGGGTCTCTGGCAGCTTTTCCGGGTTGATGGGCAGAGCGATCACCGTTGCGCCGCTGGAAAAGTAAAGTTTGTACAGGGACATCTCTTTCTCCTTACTGCACGGTGACGGTGCTGCCTGCGTTCATCAGATCCACCAGAACGTCCCTCAGGGTGTCTGCCAGATTCCGGGCATCCTTTTCGGTGCTGCCGGTGTTCTGGCCCTGCACGGTGATCATGGGGGTCTGGCTTGTCAGGTTGACGTTATTGACGTACTTGCGTTCAGCCACATCCACCAGCATCTTGATCTGCTCATCGGACAGATCCACGGTCTTTGCGATCTTGCCGGTGTTCTTGTCGATGTTGCCCAGCAGGTCTTTCACGTCTGCCGCCTGCGGAATTTCCAGATCTCCCGTGCCGGTGCCCATAAGGCCGGATTTTCCGAGGTTCGCGCCCCAGTTATAACCGGCTTTATAGGACTTGCCCAGGTCGAAGTTCTCCCACGGCTTGACGACTTCCGTGTAACCGCTGGCCCACTTTTCATATTTGCGGTCGCGCTGGAGCTTTGTGACCGTGGCATTCACGCCGCTGGTCAAATCCACGGTCACGCCTGGGATCTTGTTCAGCAGGCCCTCCAGTCCCTGCGCGATGTTCTGCAAGTACTGCATTACCGTGATCGCCATGTCGTAGAATGCGATTTTGATTGCAGCCAGGGGGTTGTTGAACGCATTCGCCAGGAAATTCACAAAAGCAGCAAAGCCGTTCTGCAGCGGGACCAGAACGCCGTTGAAGACGAATGCGCCCACAGTCGCAAATGCTCCCGTGATGATGCCGGTGGCAGAGATGCTGGAACCGGTCAGTTTGTTAAACGCCGCCACGCCTGCGTACAGGACACTTACCAGCACCAGAACCGCCGCCGCAGTCCGAGCAATGGGATTCGCCGCCATGACCGCATTGTAAAAGGCCTGCATGGATGCCGCCGTTTTTGTGGCCGTTGCCAAGATGTTCGTCCAGTTGGCGGCGATCAGTAGCACACCGAACGCCGAGCCCAGACTGACCACCAGCGGAATCGCAACATTCAGGTTGTTTGCCACCCAGTTGATGGCCGTCAGCAGCGGGTCAAGCGCCCGGACGGCGGTGTTGCTTGCCACCGTCCAGACCTGCGCCCAGGTCATCGGGGTCTTTTCAAACTCTTCGTTTGTCTTTTGTGCTGCATCGAACAGAGCGTTTTTCACGATGTCGGCAGTAATCTGGCCCTGAGAGCCCATCTCGCGCAGCTTGCCCACGCTGACCTGCATATAGTCCGCAATGGACTTTGCAAGGGCCGGGGCCTGTTCCATGACGCTGTTCAACTCGTCGCCGCGCAGAACGCCGGATGCAAGGCCCTGTTCCAGCTGAAGGATCGCGGCCTGCGCAGACGAACCGGACGCGCCGGAAAGGGCCAGCTGCTTGTTCAGCTGCTCTGCGAACTGCACGATCTCTTTGGAGCTGCTGAAGGCATCCCCGGCCATGGTACCCAGTTGGGAGACCAGCCCCATCGTATCGGTGAAGCTGCCCCTGGAACGCTGGGCCGACTGGTAGATCATCGTTTCCAGCTCCTGGGTGGTCTGCAGGCCGTCGTTCATCCGGTCAAGCCGGGCACGCATGGAGACCAGGCTGTCAGACAGATCAACGGCCTTTTTCAAGCCCTGAATGCTGATATAGGACGCGGCCAGCCGGAGAACCGAAGAGGTCAGTGAGTTGGTGACGCTTTGCGCCATGTTTTCCTGCTCTTGCAACCGCTTTGTGGCTGCCGCCGCCTCATCCTTGGCCGTTGCCGTTACACTGGCGGCGTTTTCAGCTGCTTCCATGGATTGAATCAGGGTCTGCTGCTGCGCTTCCAGCCCTCGGATGGTTGCGCCCAGCTTCTCGGTCTGGGTGTCCAGCTTTTTGAACGCTTCCGTGTTCTGCTGACCGGCGGCAACCATTTCTTCCTGCTGTGCCACATACGATTCAAACTTCGCATTTGCGGAGATCAGCTGTCTGGAAACGCTGTTCAGAACAGACTGATAGTTCCGGGCTGCGGTCTGTGCCGCTGTGGTAGAGCTTGATGCTCTCTGTGCGGCCTGAATGTATGCGCCAAAGGAAGAGGAAAACTGATCCTGAAGGACAAGCGTTTCCTGAATTTTAGCCATTTCGTCCCGCCTCCTTCATTCGCTGGGTTTCCTCTCTGCGCTTTTCCATGGAGCGCAAAGCAAATGCCCTCACCAGCGCCTTTTCACGCACCGGCAGGGCATCGTACTGGCCCGGGGGCCAGCTTAGGTTATCGAAGCAATAGTAGGCCACCAGCACGTCGATATCCCAGCTGCCCCCGGAGATCAGTTTTTTGCCTCTTCGTCCAGGCTCTTATCAAAGCCGGAGAGCTTGCTCACGGCATCGATCAGGCGGCCAAACTCACCGGCCAGAAGCATCTTGCCGGGAACCTGAACCGGGTCTTTGGTGCCGTAGGCCTCGCACAGCTCCGCGCTGCGGAAATCCGGGAAAACGGTAGCTTCCACGATGGTGCGGGCACTCAGCTCGTTGGCATCAATGGAATCCTGCCACTGGCCGTCCACCTTTTTCTGCTTGGTGGCCGCTTTGATGATGGCAGCGTTCTCCTCTTGGGTCAGGGAGCGGATCTTGAACGGGGTAGGCTTGCCGTCCTCGCCCAGAAAACGCTTGGAGATGACGACCTCCTTTTCCTCACGGGTCACGGCGGGATGCAGAAATGCAGAAAGTGCGTTAATTGCAGAAAGTGCGCTCATAAAAAATACCTCCTAAAATCAGTTGCTGCCCAGGTTGGTGGGGTCGTTGAACGCTTCCAGACGCTTGACGCTGGTATAGCTGAAATTGAAATCGTAGTTCAGCATGGCCTCCTCGTCGTCCAGAATGGACAGCGGGATATCACCGGTCAGCACACAGCCATAGTATCCCATTACCTGCGCACCAACACTGGACGTGGGGTCCTGGTTGGTGATGGTGATGTCAAACAGATCCTGCACGCCGTTCTCGATATAGTTCAGCACCATATCGGTAAACAGGTTGCTGCCGTTGGAGCCGAAATAGACGTTGCCGGTACCGGTCTGGGTGACACCGTTGGCCTTTTTCTGCACCTTTCGGGTGCCGATGGTCTTCATGTCCGAAGTCTGAATGCCTGCAATGGTCTTGATGTTCCGCATACCTGCGGCTTCCAGAATGCGGCCGTTCCGGGTAATGGTGATTTTGCCCTCTGCACCGTTCAGGGTGTCCTGGGCCATCAAATAACTCATCTTTGTTCCTCCTTACGCCACATCCAGGGTGATATAGATCTTGTTGGTGCTGCCCACGGCCTCGATGGCCAGCGTGATGAGCACGGCATCCTTTGCCTCGCCTGCTTCCACAATAACATCGGTCTCGCCGTTGAAGTTCTGGATGCCGCCGGATGCCTGGATCTGATCCAGATACTTGACGATGGCGCTCTTGTACTGGCGGCGGCCGTCCTCGGTGTTGTCCACAATGCCAACATAGCTCTGGGCGAACTGCTTATACAGGTCGTTGGCAATGGTGTTGCACAGCCGCATGGTGCGGTTGTAACGGTACACCTCGCCGATCTCGCTGGTATAGGTCACCAGAGAGTTGATGTCATACTCCACCCGGACGGTGCCGTCATCGGCGTTGAACACGAACTTTCCCGCATTGATGGCATCCACATACTGGTTGTGGGTCATCTTGGGGGAAACGTCCACCGCGTTGGGAACGGCGGCATTCGTCAGGTCGTTGGCGTAGGTCGCGCCGGAAAGCGCACCGCCGACCCACCAGACGGCTTCCTTCGGGGTTAGGGTGGTGCCGTCGTTCATCACCAGACCGCTGCACACGTTGACGATAAAGCGGGTGTCAGGGTTGGTGGCATTGGCTTCCACCAGCTGAGAGAAGCGGCCCACTTCGGTGTTCACGCGCTTGATAAAGGTCTCCATCGCGGTCTTTACGGTGGCATCCTCGCCGTCGTACAGCATGGAATCGAAGTTGTAGGGCTCAATGTTCGTCAGGTAGGTGCTGTATGCGGAAGAGTTCACATCGCCGTCCTTGCCGCCGGAAAGCTGGGTGCCGGCATTTGCGGCCAGAGTGCCCGTGCCGCTGAAATCCACCCAATCATTGCCGGTCAGGTCTGCAACGGTCTTGCCAGTCTGCTGATCCTTCACCACACCGTCAACGACCGTGGAGACCTGGAAACTGCCCGCAGGTTCCGTCAGTGCGGTGACGATCACCACGATGTCGTTGCCTCGGGAGCCGGGGAATTTTGCGGTAGCCGTCAGCGGGGCGATAGCGCCGGTGGCCTTTGCGCTGTCCGCAGCGGCCGGGCGGTAAAGCAGCAGCTTGGTGGGTGCTGCGGTGCGGTTGGAGCCGCTGAAGATCATGGATGCAAAGCGATTGTGCGCGTCTGTGATGTCGTAGCCGGTGTAGGGGGTCAGGTCTTCCCCGGCGGCGATCTCCATCACCTTGCCAACGGGGCCCCAGCTCATAGGTTCGCAGATCGTGACCTTGCCGCGGTCGCCAATGGTCAGATTCTGCTGGTTCTTGGAGCGAAATTTAAAGTAAATGCCGGGCCGCACCTTGTTCTGTACAGTCCAGGTTCCGCCTGCTGCCATAGGTGTCACTCCTTCCAAAATTCTTTCACAGCGGCCTCAGCCTCTGCGAGGGTGTAAAACGGTTTGTGTAAAACAACAGCCAGAAAATCCGGCTGATACCCCGCAAAACGCGGGTCTTTCAGCAGCACTTCCCGGCTGTATTGGGTATTATCCTGTTTCATTGGTCTACCTTCTGGTTTACGGTCTGGGTCTGCATCTTCACTGCGTCCACGGGCTTTTCCACAAAGACACGCAGCTCAAACTTGTAATGCAGGCCATCGTCGTCTATATCCGTGCTGCGCTCGTAGGTATGCAGGAGTTTTTCCGCCTCCGTCCCATCGGAATAAGGAAATGTTTCCATGCAGAAATCGAGCGTCTCAGCGGCTTTGTTGTACTGCTGGCGCAGGTCTGTGAGGTTGTAGTCCAGCAGATAGGTCAGGTCGAGCCGGATGGTGCGCAGCCAGCGCCCGCCGGGGTAAGGCTTGATATCACTGCCCCGCTGCTGGATAAACATGCAGGGCGGCTCCACGCCTTGCTGTGCAGGGTCTTCCAACATCTGCACACCGGGCAGGAAGGGAGCCAGATACTCCGCCAGAGACCGGGCCAGCGTTGTAACGGTAAAATTCATTTCAGCATCTCTCCCAGCTTGTTCACGGCTTTTTCTGCCTCTACCTTCACGGTGTGCTTGTAGGCTTCAATGCCTGCATCGGACATGTGCAGGCCCTCAACGTAGGTCGTTTTTGTACCCACCATCATGCCCACTTCGTCCCGGCGGCCCGGGTCGTACTCCAGCATTCCGGTATAGGGGTTTGCGTACAGACCCGGCACAAAGTGCTTGTCCATTCGGTGGCCATCGTTGACGTAAGAGGCGTATTCCTTGTTGTTGTTCAGCTCGGTGACGATCTCTCCGCCCTGCCTTTCGGGTTCTGTTCGGCTGTCAGTCGCCCAGTGCTGTTTCAGCTCGCCGGTGCGGGTGTTGGTTCCGCTCAGGCTGTCCGTTGTGGGCGGGGTCTTATCCTGCGCCGCTTCCACGGCCCGGAGGGTGGCATTGCGGGCAGCGTCTGCGAGCATTTCTGGCAAAGCGGCCTGCGCCGCCTCCAGTTTCTTGATGTACTCCTGCAGGTTCATTTCACACGCTCCTGACTGAGAAGCGTGATCTCCTGGTGGGCCAGACCGGGCAGCACTGCCCCAAACGGCTCATAGTACAGGTCAGGTTCCCCAGCAAAATACCGGGTCTCCTGCAGCGCGTACCCCAGCCGCGCCCCTCTGTGGATCACTAGCTCATCACCGGGCTTGATATCCACATTGATATCGCAGGCCAGCTTGTCCGTTTTCTGGACATTGGCTGCTGTCTGGGTCATCGTCGGGGCCTTGTCCTGGCTGCGGTACACCCGGCACGGAACACCGGAGCGGACGACCTTCCGTTCCTTGCGGCTCAATTGGCCATCCTTCACGGTTTCCGTGCGCCTGATCTCCATCAGGTCGGTATACCAGTCATTCCAGTTCATGGGTGCACCTCACATCACAAAAGCTCCGGCCGCACCGATAAAGCGGGCACGGTTTGCCAGCATCTGACCGTAGGTGGTGGCGTTCAGGTCGCCCCAGTCCTCTGTTCCTGCGGTCAGGGCGCTGGTGTCGTAGGTCACGGAGCTGTCGCCCAGTGTGGCAGACTTCACCACACCCACCAGAGCGCCGGACGCTGCCGCCTGCGCCGGGGTGGCGGTGCTCTCCGCATAGGTGCGCAGCTGCAAAGTGACGTAATGGGCCACATAAAGCCCCACGGCGTAGTGCCAGCTGTCCAGCCATTTATCCGGCTGAATGCTGACGTTTGCCATTTTCACGATCTCTTCCAGCATCACGTCCGGCAGGTGGCAATTGCCGTCCGCGTCACAGAACTGCGGGTATTCCGCCTTGAACTGCTCTGCGGTGTAATTGCCCACGCTCTGCCCCAGATTTGCGGCCTGCGCAAGAACGCCCTGAAACTGCGGTTTCATCGTCCAGCACATGGGCATCCTCCTCAGTCTTCCTGCGGGTCAGCAGGCTCCTGCGGTTCGGCAGGCTTGTCCCAGTCCGCAGTCTTTTTCTTGCGGACGGGCTTGTCTGCGGCATCCTGTACGGCCTTGTCACTGCGGTTCGTGGGCACAATGTCACCATCGGCCACCAGCGCCTTGAAATAGGCCGTCTCTGCCGCCCAGTCCGGCACTTCGACCAGCTGCTCCCGGTGGAGCGGGAAGGTCTGAGAGCCGTCTGCGCTGGGCAGGATGATATTTGCTTTGGAAAGTACAAAAGCCATTTCTCTTCCCTCCCGATCAGATGCCGTCCACGTACAGCATGGAGGTCTGGTACATGAGCTGCACCTCGGATGCGTTTGCCATATAGGCGGTGTCGTAGCAGACATTGGTGACGTTGGGGGCGCTCATCACGCGGGACAGGGGCACCAGCTCGTCCGCCTTGACAAAGCGTCGGTTGTTGACGTACACCACCATGCGGTCACCGCCAGAAGTGCCAGCGCCCTTGACCCAGCGGGTGGGAACGATTTCCAGATCCACGCCGTGGTTTGCGGCCACGTTGTGCTTCTTCAGGAAGTCGTAGATGGTCTCAGTGCCCAGGTCGCTCACCATGGTGGTGGTGATGTAGCTGTACTGCTCATAGGGGATCAGGATGTGGTTGGGAATGCCTGCCTCGTCGTACTCGTTGGCAGCCCACACGGCAGTGATGGCGTTGTTGATGTCCGTCAAAATCTGCTTGGGGGTCTTGTCCGCCCACTTGGCAAAGGAACCGGTGCCAGAAGTTGCGGCAGTGGTCTTGGTGACATCGGGGTTGTTGACCAGGCCGGTGGTGGCATACTCATCAAAGCCCACGTAGGTGTTCTGATCCATGTGCTTGTCATAAGCCAGCCGGATGCCGTCCTGCAGCATCTGGTCAAGGCTGCGGCCGATAAAGTTTGCGCGCTGCATATCCACGAACATGACGCGCAGAGCGGCGGCAAAGACATGGGCTTTGAATGCGCCCTTGCTCACGCTGGCCTGCACCACAGGGATGCCGTTGGAACCGCCGCCGTTGACGGCAGAAGCGCCGGAGCCGCCCGCCATGCCGTAGGCCACGGACATGGCGGAGACGTAATCGACCCAGCCGCCGCCTACCTCGATGGGGATATCACGGGGATAGGTGACGCTGGTGAGGGGCTTGCGGATCAGCGGATCACGCTTTTCCAGCTCGCTGGTGAGGAACGCATTGCCGCTCTGGATAGCAGCCGCGTCCATGGTGGGAGTGCCGCCGGGCAGCGCAGCACCGGCGTTGTTTACGGTGAAAGTACCGGCATTGGTGGTGCCGACGTTCTGGAAGTTTGCCATAGTCTAAGCCCTCCTATCAGGCGTTTGCACGGGTGAGGATGACCAGCTCGGCCACGCCGTTGGCATCAGCCGCGCCGCCCCACTGGCAGTTTGTGAGTTTGACGGAGTTTTCGGCGGTCTTTTCGTCCGCTTCTGCCTCAAAGCCGCCGACCAGTGCGGTAGCATAGTCAGCGGTCTTGGCAATGCGGACGTAAACGTCACCGCCCAGAGCCGGGGTCCCGCGCTGGCACAGCACGTTGATGCTGCCGCGCTGGAACACGCTGCAGGCCTCGCCGGGGGCGTATCTGCCGCCGTTCTGGTCAGGATAGACCAGGGCGCTCTTGACCTCGCTGCCCGCAATGCCTGCGAACTGTGCAGCGGTAGTGCCTGCACCGCCCATCACCACGACTTTGCCGCCGTCGTACTTCAGGGCGGTGCCAAAGGGGATGTTCTCGGTGCCGCCAACGGGGCGGGTGTTGACGATCATATCCGGCTGGCGGGCATAAGTGCCAGCAAAGCCGTGGGGCATGGTCTTGCCGATAATCTGAGTATTCAGGGACATTTTTAACCCTCCTTCTTCATGTGGGGATTGCGGTCGTTATAAGCGGACTGGGAAGCCTGGCACGCCTGCTCATACCTGTTCTTGCCGGATGCGCTGGCGGCAGCGGCGGCGCTGTCCTGCGCAGCCTTTGCGATGGCATCCACGGAGCTGGTACCCTTGACCTGCTCGATCAGGGTCTTGGACAGGGCATCACGGGTGGCCTTGTCCTGAATGCCGTTGATGATGGGGCGCATGGCTTTCAGCAGAGCCAGGCCGCTGTCATTGGCGGCAGGCTTTGCGCACTCGTCCTCGGAAGGAACAGTGGTGGAACCGCTTTCGTCCTCGTCCTCTTCCTTCTTGTCAGGCTTTTCGCCGGACATTTCAGCGATCACCTTGTCCAGGTCTTCCGGCTCTTTGTCCTCTGCCTTCTTGGTGTTGGCGGCGATCAGCTGATCCAGCTTGCCGGAAAGATTGTTCAGTGCGTCCAGAACAGCGGTGTTCTGGGTGTCAGCGGGCGCTGCTTTCTTAGCGGGGTCTGCATCCTGCGCCGGAACGGCGGGTGCTGCATCCAGCGCTGCGGCAGCGGTCTCCACCATGCTGTCAAGCTCTTCGGGGGCCGCGTTCTTTGCCGCCAGACCGAACAGAGACAGCAAACTCTTGCTCTTGCTCATGTGTTTTACCTTGCCTTTCTCCGCCGGAAGTTCGGCGGCGCTATCTTTTATTGCGACATCACGGCCAGCGCGCCCACGGGGCACGATGGCGATGTGATTTCCTCTGATATGGGTCTGCCGGTATCCTGCACCGTCTGCCTCGTACTGGCAGTAATAGCCACAGGACACATCCCGCATGGCCCCGTTCTTGACCTCGGAGATCAGCGTGGGGTCTTTCAGGTACAGGTCAGCCACCAGATAATCACCCACTCGGCGCACATTCTCTGCGTGGCCTTTGGAGTAGGCGGCCTGATTTTCCTGCACGATCATCTCCGAGGGGTGGGTGTTGGTGACATCTTTGCCCTCAAAGCTGGCAATTGCCGCCGGGTCAAACACGTCCTCGGCGCTTCGTGTCACCTGAAGGACGCGCTCCGGCATCCCGTCCAGCCCGATCTCCCGGGCCAGATAGTTCTGCGTGCCGGTACGGGCGATTTTGACATCGTGGCAAATTAAAAAGCCCTCCGGCGTTTCCGTCATGTGAGGGCTCAGTTTGCTTCCATAGTACGCAATCAATCGGCATCACCTCCGCTTCTGTATGCGTTCATCCATTTGTGATATTTTTCGTCATCTGCCAGCTTGTGCCGCTGGAAGGTTTCAAAGGTCTTGGGCACCTTGTCACCCAGAGCCATGCGGTATTTCTCCCACTGGCGGTAGTCCCGCAGCCAGCGGTTGCGTCCCTGCTCTTTTTTGCGGTAGGCCTCGATCTGTGCCTTGGTGCGCGGGTCTCGGCTGTACGGGTTCGTTCTGGGGTCGGAAAAGTGCCTGATCCGTTCCAGCTCTTCCTCCGTCCGCCCGGCGGGTGTCCAGGGCCTTAAAGCATGTAGACAATTGTGTGTAACTATGTTATTATAAGTATAGAATCCAAACTCCGTTTGAAGATTGTACACTTTTCCCTGATATTGAGAGGTACTAACATGAATAAGCTCACTTACGACAAGAGCACCATCACTAAAGAGGCTTTGGAGTCTTTGCGCTGTCAGCGGCTCACTTATGCTCAAATTTCGGAGCATTTCGGAGTAACACAGTCCACAATCAAACGAGCTTGTATTGATTATGGGATTATTCCCAATCCGAAGCGTCACGCTAAAAAATTTTTGGATGTTTCTCCTGAATACATCGCATCCAGAGCGGACGAATTTCAAAAGTTTTTGGTTTTGCATAAGCAGGGAATGACTTTTACAGAAATCGCCAATACCTGCAATCGTTCGTCGTCCTACGTTGGAAAGCTTTTTCGCTTGAATGGATACTCCTTTGACTCCACTTACAAAACCAAAGCGGCCCACGAAGCCGTTAAAGGCAAAAAACGCACACTTGAGGATTTGGAACGGCGCGCTAAAGGCAAAGAAGCGCATCCTCCTAAAATGAGTAGATGGGAATCTTGGTTTGCCAATTGGCTTACCTCCCAAAGCATTTCGTGCATTTACTCTAAGGCTGTCGGAAAATACAATATCGACTTTGCTATTGGGGATTCCATCGCCGTGGAATTGTATGGGGGAGCCTTCCACTCGGACGGACGTGCTGCCGCCCGGCTCAATGACCGCATGAGGTATCTCCTCAACTCTGGTTGGAACGTATACATCATTTGGTGCCTTTCTCAAGAGAGCTGCATATTTCCCGGTTGCCTCAACGACTTTGTCTCGTTCATGGAGACTTCCAGCCGGAACGAATCCTCGAAGGGTCAGTATCGGGTGATTTGGAGTGACGGAGATTTCGTTTCCGCTGGCAGTGATGAGGTGGATTACAGGGCCGTTGTATTCCCTGCAACTATGCGCCATAACGCCCTCAGCAAGTACAAATCCTCCACCGACTAAGCAGTTCGGGTGGATGTTCAGCCAGCTGTTCGTCAGGTCATCCGGCCCGGCGGGGTCTACTTTGCCGAAGGCATCCGAAAGAGGAGGGAAGTGCGGGTCTTTACCGCTCTTGCTGTATACCCGGCCCTCATACGGAGCGCAGAGGGCACAGGTTGTGCCGTGGGAGCTGATCTGATACAAGTCCTGCTCCTCGTCCTGCGTCACCACAGACAGGATTTCAGCCTGCCGAGACGTGGTTCGGGAAACCATCGTTGCATAGGTGTGCAGGCTCCAATTCCGCCCCGCCTTGTCTGTGAACGCCGTCACGCCATCCCGGCGCAGAGCATCCACAAAGGCGGGAACGCTCTGGTTCACACCCTTTCCCACAGCCTGCTGTGCCGCCACCTGCTCCAGACCGATACGCCGGTAAACGTCCGGCTCAGTCCGGCCCAATAGGGCGCTTTGCAGAGCGGAAAGCACCGTCAAGTTCCCGTCCACCAGCTGGCCCATGAGGTTCATCGTGAGCTTCTGCACAATATCCGTCTGGGTGCTGGTAAGGCTCTGGGCGTTGGTGTAGCCGCGCAGGTGCTTTTCCACGGTCTCGCCGGGAATCGCCCGGGCCTCCGGGTGGCGAACGTAGAACTGCGCCTCCACCATACGGGGCACATACTCCCATTCATCCGTTTCCAGCTGACGCAGGATCTCCTGCACCCGTTCCAGTGCGGCCACGGCGTGATAATCCACAAGACCGCGGCTGCGCAGGCGGCCGATCTCGTTGATGATATCCGTCTCCGCCTTGAGGTACAGCCGGATGAGGCGTTGCAGCTCCCGTTCAGGGGATGCACGGGCAAGAGTAGGCATATTTTACTCGCCCTCCTCAGTATCTTCCCGCGTCTTTTCTGTCAACAGCCCCGCCAGCGGGTCGCGCAGGGCGGTCACGTCCTGATAGGTCTGGCCCTGCTTTGCGGCAATCAGCTCGTCTGTCAGGGAGCCAAACAGTCCGGTCTCATCTTCCAGCTTTTTGAGCTCACGCATTGCCACATCTGCGTCCAGAAGCCCGGCCTGAAACGCCGCAATGATGACATCGGTTTTTTCTTTGGCGATCGTGGCCGTCTCGCTGGCAGTGGGTGTCCACAGCGGCGGGAACGTTACGTCAAGATCGAGCTGTTCAATGCCTGCGCTGCGGGCTACCACCGGGAGCAGCTTGTCCAAAATGGGCCGAAGCTTGCTTTCCCGCAGGGTGTCCACGTAGTCGTAGTAATTTTTCAGGTCGCTTTCGCCGGTGGCGTTCATGCCCGCCGGGGAACGGCCAAAAAGCTTGGTCATGGGGTAGTGGGAGGCACCGCACAGGTTCAGGCACATGCTCTCGTACACGTCAGACAGGCCTGTAAAGGTGTACTGGGTGTTGCTGATCTTGTTTCCTTGCTCCACCAGCTGCATCCCAAAATTGGAGCGCAAGACCTTCTGGGCCTGCATGGTGTTCCAGAAGCGCCGCTGCACATCCGGGCTGGACATGGAGAGCAGCTGTTCCAGACCCTTTACCTCCATGGTGTTGACATTCGCTTGGAAGGTCAGAGCGGCCATGTTGGCGCTTACGTTGTCGTGTGCTACCACGTCGTTATAGAGCGCTTCCACCTCGGACTCGCCCCAGTAAAGCTCCGCCTGCCGTTCCAGATCGGGAAGCTCCCGGCCCACGAACCGCACAAGGCGGGAGTGATGGACACGGGCAGCAGTGTGCCCGGCGGCATCGTTGATGCTGTAGTACTCCGGCACAAGCTCCCCGCCCTCAAAGGTCAGGCCTGCGTCCGGGCTGATTCCCTGCCAGCGGTCGAGGATGTACAACCCCCGGAAGCTGCCGGGCAGGATCGCTTCTGCATCCAGCGGACGGGAAAGGTCTTCCTGCCCGTCAACAAGGATGAGCCCGGCGGCACCGCCATACAGGCGGCCCCATTTCAGGCCGGTGCTCACACGGTCCCGGAGCCGGGTGGAACGCTCCACGGTCTGGATCGCCTTCCCTTGCTCCGGTGTGGTGCTCTTGAGGTCGTACCATTCTCGCAGCATATCGTCCACGAGCAAGCCCACCACGTTCTGCACCACCCAGTTGCTGCGGTACAAGCTGTTCAACAAGGCGTAGTTGTCCGTCATGCGTGTCAGCGGATACTCCGTTGCTTCCAGCGGGCTCTGGGAGCCGTACCCCAGCGAGAACAGCGGGTTGGAAAATGCGTCCAGCGTGGCCGTCATCGGTTTCTCTGTGCCCCCGGCGGGGCGGCTTTTGTTACGTCTGGACACGTTCAAACCTCCAATCAGGCAGTGAGTTGATGTAATATCGCAGGGCATCCGGGCCGTGGTCCTGCTGTTTGATGGGCTTTTCCACGCCCATGAGGGCGGCTTTATCGTCCCACCGGTATGTGCCGAGTTCATCCAGCAGCCCCTCGCAGTCGGTGGAGATCAGCAGATCGCGGTGGGAAAGAAGTGTGCTGCACTTGCGGATACCGTTTAACACGTCGTTGTTTCCTTCTATCACATAAACGCCACGCTGGCGCAGAGCTGTGATAAAGGATGCTGCCGCCGGGTCAACAATGGCAGCGCAGGGGTCTTTCCCCATAAACTCCATGAAGGCATCGGCATATTCTTCATCTGTTTTCTGCCTGTGCTCCTGGCGGCTCGCCCACCTGTATTCCTGATGCACCCTGACTTTTTCACCATCATCGTAGATATCGAGAAAAACAGTGTCGTTAGTGGTTCCGTAGTCGCATGTAATGGTACGGGTGGAAAGGCTCTTGAATCCCACCGGTGCGTCCTGCGGGCGGTAGGTGTTTTCCGTGGTGTCCATCATATCGTAGATCAGGCCCTCGGCCATCACCCAGCGGCCCAGAATGTAGCGTTCATAGAACACGCCGCTGTACATGCTGCGGTAGCGTTCCCGGGTGCGCTCATCCAGTGACGGGTTATCGTCCATCAAGAAGTGCAGATGCAGCGCCCGGTGTTTTTTGGCCTGTAAGATCCACTCCTTGCGAAACCAATGCTCCGGGTTCTCCGGGTTGCAGTTGAACCAGAACTTGGCACCGGTGACAGAGCATCGGGCCAGCGCCTGCTCCACAAAGCTGCGGGGCATGAGTGCTACCTCGTCCAGAAGCACCCCGGCCAGCGTGATGCCCTGAATGAGCATGTAAGAACTTTCGTCCTTGCCGCCGAACAGATACACCATGTTCACCTTGCTGCCGCGCTGCACCGTGAGAACGTGGCCGCTGCGGTTGTAGGTGATCTGGAACTGCTGCTGCAAGTACCGGACAGACAAAAGCGGCTGAACGATGTTGCGTTCCACCGCGCCCACGCTCTTGCCGCAAAATGCAAAGGAACAGTGGTTGAATTCTGCCATCATCCAGAGCACGAAGGACAAAGACATAATGGAGGTCTTGCCGGAACGCACCGCGCCGTCACAGATCAGGGCATCATAGTCGCTTTCATAGGGAAAGGTCAGGATCTGTTTTTGCTTCGGGGAGAAGCTCATTTCTTAAACTCCTCCTTCAGGCTCTTGGTGATGGGGTCATCCTCAACGGTCTGGTGGAAGGAGTCGCCCTTCTTTCGATCGTCAATGACTGTCCACTTGTCGATCAGAGTGCCGAGCGCCGTGGTGATCTGCTGCAGGGTCGCCCCTTCCAGCTTTTCCGGGTCGGTCAGGACACCGAGATAAACGTCTATGATCTCCTGAACGCGCTCTTTCTTGCTGTCCATGTAGTCCAGCATCTCAAGTGTGTTCTGCTCTTTTTTTTGCTCAACTTTTTTCAACATTTCGGACGGAGCCGTTGAAATCAGCCGCTTTACCGTCGTGTCAGATACTCCGTTGAGCTTGGCGGTCTTGGTGTAGTTCTGCAGCTGCACATAGTCCGCAATGATCTTCTTTTTCTGCTTGTCTGTCAACCGCTGCGCACCCACTGCCACCACCTTCCTAAATCACCGCGTTTGAAACTACTTCAAACCGTAGTCGCTTACAATTTTGCTTATTTCTACCCTTGATCTCTTCTCAAGCAACGCATCTCTTACATCCATGGTAACGTCATTCACCCGATTCTTCGCTTGAATAATTGCATGAGCGCTTTTAGCTTCGCTCAGAACGATTCTTGCGGCTTCGACGTTTGCTTTTAGCGTCTGAATTTTTCTCTCGTTAAATTCTCTTCTTCGTGCATCTCTTGGAGAATCCGATTTTTTCTGAATCTCCAATTTCTGAAGTCGCTCTGCATACTCTTTTTGATATCCCTCGAATGTATTCTTGATCCATCCGTCTCTGATATCTTGCGCATAAGCAATTTGTTTTGGCGTTCCCTGCAGTTCAGGAAGCCCTCCTCCAAAAGACTTCATTGTGGAATCCCCGCCCGCTCTCGCAGAGCTGCCTGAACCTCGTTTACTCATTCTTGGCACTCTCCTTTCTGCGTTTATGGCATTCCCTTCCGTGTAAAAGAAAAACCGCCCGGAAATCCGAACGGTCAGAATCGAATAAGCCGTCAGCCGGATTTGAACCGGCACCCACAGGCCCCCGCCGGGGCATGGTTCAGTGCCTCGGATGTATCGGGTTGTTGTAAGCTAGCCATGTGGTGTCACCAACGTTGTCCCGCCTTAAATGGGCGGCGCTCTCCCAGTTGAGCTATGACGGCATATAAGCAGCAACGCCGTTATCTGTTTTTACCGGACAGTAAGACGTTGCCGCTGCATCCGGAACTTTCGCGGCCAGATGCCCCGCTACTCTTTGCATGCCGTCCCCCGGTCATGCAAAGTCTGGCACTCCAGGCAGGGCTCGAACCTGCAACCTGCGGTTTTGGAGACCGCTGCTCTACCACTTGAGCTGCCGGAGTATAAAAAGCCGCCCTTGGAATCGAACCAGCCGTGCCTACACACACGCACCGCGCTCCACATTGCGCTCAGGCGGCCATATAGCAAATAAAAACAGCCCACGGTTCGCCGCCGGGGCTGCTTGAGTTGACGCACATCCTGCGGGGCATGCTGGCCCGCTCGGATTTCCGGTGCTGCTGTTCACGGGCGGAGGTTTCAGGGCGTGGGCAAGATTTCAGGAATCCCACACCCACCCGCACACCGGTGGTGAATCACTCCATGCGTCAGACCTGCCGCGTTACAGACTTTGCGGCGTTCGGTGCGAGATCGTGGACTTGCACCACGCATGATGCTCGATGGTGATATCTCGCATAGAAGCAGCCCGCAAAGCACGGTGTCAAAGCGAAAAACGTTAAGCGGCATGAACGAAAGGAGAATTCGTGCGGGGCCGCACTTTGGAAGCTGCTGAGGAGCGGCGCACCGCTTTGCGCGGTTCCGCTTGTAGTCATTTTACCACATTTCGATTCACATGTGTTTCACAACGATTCAAATAAAGCGTAGAAATCAAAGCGCTTTCAATGGTCGTTTTGTACATCCTCCCAGATTTCTGCCAAAGCATCAAACCCCTCGTGGATGTAGGTAGAGACCGAATTGTCTCTGGACAAGCCCACGTCCACCGCAATCTTCTTTTGGGGCTTCAGGTCGATATACCAGCCGCAGATGCACTTTGCTTGCTTTTCAGACCGAGCAGACCCGCTCAGGCAGTAGGCTCTCCGGGCAGCTTCGATGCGCAGTTCACAGAGATCAAGCTCCATCTGCTTGAGGTTCCGCTCTTCTGTGTCGATTCTCTCCACGGCAAAGCCCACCTTGTCACCAGCTCCATCGCCCATCGGCATCCCGCTCATGCTCTGGGTGCACTTTTCGGCAGTATCCCGGATGCGCTGGATCTTTTGCTTTTGGGCCTCGACCTGCTCCGCCAGATCTCTGCACTGCTGGAACCACGCCTTTACCTCGTGATAGTCCACACCGGTGCGGGGTTTTGGTTGTTCGCTTTCAGGTGTCCATGTGCGGGTCATGTATCTGCCTCCAATCATATATTGTTCGATTATTTTGCATAAGGCCCTCCAGCTAAATATCCGACAAAAAGCGCGATAGAAATGATTATCAGTGCGGTTATGACTCTCATACTCTTTCATCCTCCATTTCTTCGATCCAAATTTCAGCTCTGGGGTTTTTCTTGTCGTAATCCACCCGGCTGCCATCGTGGGCGGCCACAATCTGGCTGTTATCGTCCGCCAGCACCTTGGCCTTTACCAGAATGTCGCAGGTGGCCTCGATGAGGTTGGCAAGGTCAACCTTGCGCCGGGTAGCCATGTAGTACACGCACCGCACGTTTACGCGGGCTGTGATGGGGTTGTAAGGCCGTTTGATCTGCCACAGGCACTTTTCCTGATACTGCATGAACGCCTCGCTGGGGGCCACAATGCGGCGGTTTGCGTGGGCCTTGAGGATGCGGGCGGAGTTTTTCTTTGTGCGAGGGTCGCCGTAAAGGACAATCTTCATGGGTTTCAGCAAAAGATGTCCCTTCCTTCCTGCAGCCGCTGAAAGGTCTCTTCGTAGGAGTATACCTTTGCCGGGACGAACTGCATTGTGTTTGCATCCGCCAGCATCACAACGTCCTCATGCTTCTCGATCAGCTGGCGAAGCTCTTTCATGTAGGCCACCAGCCCGCAGGCATCCGAATACGAAACGCCGCGGACCATCAGCTTCTTGATAAACTGTTTCTGTGTCATGTTTTTCCTCCAATCATTCTTCCATCACATAGCACCAGCTCTGAGGCGGCCGCTCAATCCTTACAGGCTCGTAGCCGAATTTTGTCGCCCGCAGCCTTGTGAAATCGCTCAACGGCCGCGGGTGATCGTAAATTTTCAGGTCGGAAATGTGCCAGCCGCAGCCGTCGCGGCCTTTAAGATATTTTTCTGCGGTCTCCTCGCTCATGCAGGCCGCTTCAAGAAGTTCATCGGCTGGTTTGTAATATGATCCGGGTGCCATAACGTACAGGCTCGCCGATTCCCAGCTTCCTGTTTCTCCAACATGGGTTAGGCCGGTAATTTTCTTACAGGTGAACTCGCCAATGACGTGCCCCCTTTTCCCTGGCCATCCACCGTGTTTCTTCGCGGAAACGTCCCAGTTGCCGTCGTCCAAAATAAACTCTTTACTCGCTGTCCGGGTACAGTAGATGTACGCCTTAAACGGCGTCCCATGCACAGGGCAGGACTTGCGGATTTCAACGATCTTTTCTCCGCTGAGAATCTTCTTGCACCATTCGGGCCGGATGCTCAAAAGCACAGCTTTACTCACTTTTCAGCCTCCCACGGTAGTTTCGGAAGCGGCATCCAAACGCGGACCGCCTCCGGGTTCTCTCTGGCGTACTGTAAGGACGTAGCGACCGCACAGTGGGCACCGGCGTGGGCGATCAGAACGCGGCCGCAGCAGTCGCCGTCTTCTTCCTTCGGGGGCTCCTCTGCCGTGTAGCGCCAGCGCTGGGCGTCCGCCGCTGCCGTCGGGGTGTTTTCCACAACACAGACAAGTTGCTCCAACTCGTTCTCCATGTCTGGATTATACCAGCCGCCCAGGATTTCCGGGGCCAGGTCGCGGATTCTCTGGATCACGTCCTCCGCGTAGACCATGCGTTTTTTGCTCATTTTGTAATCTCCTCCGGCGGCATCGGCATCCAGCCCATCACGGGGCAGTCTATCTTGTTGTTGTAAACGTCGTCCGGGTTGAAGTGGCGGTATTCCCACCAGCCTTCCGGGATTCGGTAGTCGTCCCGTTCCTCGTCGTATGTTCCCCAATCGGGGAGATCTTCCCAATTCCATTCGCTGTCCTCGGAGAAAACATTGCCGTCCTCGTAGTGCGCCGTTGTAATGCCCAGATAGTCATCACGCCGGTACAAAACCAGAACTTCCGTTTCGACCTTCGGAGGGTCTTTGTCAGGATCGCGTCAGGCCGGGATTATCCTCTCCGGGTCGATGGTGGGAAGGCTTTCGAGATCCGTCAGCTCGCCTGCAATATCTTCACAGAACAGGATGTCAGACTCCTTTCCTCTTGCTTCTTCCTCTGCAATGTCTTTTTTCAGGATGTTTTCCAGCTCGCCAACATCGGCCAGCCGGACAATCTTCTTTTTCTCAGCCATGTATCAAAACCTCCGTTCTCTTGACATGAATATCCCGGTACTCCGGGTAATGATTGCCCGCCATCTGGCAAGCGTGAAATTCTGCTGCCTGCTGGCTGCTGGCGGTCAGACGGTAGGTCAGGGCCGCGTCCCCTACCGGTCCGCTGCACAGCACAACAACATGATACTTAGGCACTCTTCGGCTCTCCTTTCTTGCGCAAAGGCCTGCGATTTGCAGCGTTTTTGAGGAAATCGGTGGCTTTTGCTGCATCTTCCGGGGGGCGCGTGACCAGCTTGTCCAGTCCCGCCCCGATGGGGTTTGTCATGCGGTACTCCTCGGCAGACTTACAACCCTGGGTTTCGGCCTCGATCAGAGCCTTCCGCACATAGGCCCAGCTTCTGCCGCCCAGATCCCCGCACTTGCGGATGATCTCGGTCACAAGATCAGCGCCCAGGCGTTCAATGTAACCGGTCAGCTCTTTTTCGCTGTTAGCGCTCAACTTACCGATGTTTTCTCTAAAAAAATCCACAAGCGATATCGTCGTCCTCGTCCCTGTATAGGAGGAGTCATCTTTAGATGACGACGACTTATCTATATCTAATATCTTATCTCTAATATCTGTATGGACATTTTTGTGGACGTTTTCGTGGACATCCTGTGGACAATGTCCACAGTCAGAAGAGCCGATTAGACGTTGGTTCGTTCTTTGCAGTTTTTTTTGCGTTGCATAGTCTGTCGCGCTTCCGACCATTTCCGAGTGATTTGCAAGCACAAGCGTGCCGTCTTGCTCCTGATAAATCAGCCCAAGTTTCGCGTAAAGGCCCAGCGCAACGCGCACAGTATCGGTAGAAAACCACTTGGTATCACGCTGAATTTTGTCCACATCATACGGAATGATCACCTCACCGATCTGCCGTGAAAGCCTGCCGTTGGTGTTGATGGTCATAAGGCAGAGCATCTGGTACAGAACCACGTAGTTTGCGCCGTTCTTCTGCCCCATGAGAAAATCCACCGCGTCAGACCGCATAAAGCTGTCTTTGAGCTTTAGCCAGTAGTATCTTTTTCCGGTAGCCGTGTGTCTTCACCTCCTTCCGCACGCCCGTATAGCCAGATAGCACAGCTGGGAGGTCAGAACGGAAGATCATCATCGTCCGTGATCTCTGCAAAATCATCTGCAGAACCCTGCGAGAAGCCCTGTGCCGCCTGCGGGGCGCTGTAAGAGGCTTTTGCTTCTGAGGTGTAACTTTTCGTCTGCTTGTCAAAATCACGCACAGAGGGCTTGTCTGCCGCCTTTGCGCCGCAAAAGCTGACGTTGTTTGCCAGAACCTCCACTTTCGTGCGGTTGCAGCCCTGCTTGTCCTGATACGAGCGGGTCTGGATGCTGCCGTCAATGGCGATCATGCTGCCCTTCTGGAAGTACTTGCAGATATGCTCTGCCGTCTGCCGCCAGGCAACGACATCGATGAAATCAGCCTTGCGCTCCTCGCCCTTCGGGGTGTATGTACGGTCAACCGCAATGCTGAAGCTGCACACGCTGGTGCCGTTCTGGGTGGTTTTCAGCTCCGGGGTATGGGTCAGGCGGCCCATCAATGCAACGACGTTAAGCATGCGTCAATCCTCCATCTTCCGCGCTATCACCAGCGCCGATCTCATAATCGATATTTGCGCCCATCAAGACCTCCGGGCATTCAGCGCGGGCAAAATAAGCGGCTGCGCGATATTTCAGCATCATTTCTGTCATGGAAGGCCAGAAACTTCCGTTTTTATCCCACCATCCGTTCTTTTTGGCCATTGCAACGGTCACCTTGGGGCCTTCTACTTTCTCGCCGGTCACTTTGTCAATGCCTACAAGTCGGCACCCCTATGTGTCCTTTCCCTCTTCGCCTTCCATCCGGTAATGAGTGCGCCCTGCGAACAGGCCGCTGTTGTCGATCATGGCCTTGCAGCTCTTGCCGCTCCACGAAGGATTACCGCGGATGACGTAAAGGTTCTGCATCACAAACGTTGGGTCCATGCCCATTCGGGTGGCCATGTTGCAGGCGACCGCGCAGGCAGCAACGTTTCCCTTGTAGCTCTGTGGAACCATTCCGTCAGGAAGCTGTGCATAGGCTTTTCCCATGCTGCATGCAAGCTTCCACGAATCCATGGCCGGGTTGACGGCCTGCACGGCAGTCGGGGCTTCCTGCGGCTGAATCGGTGCAATCTGCTCGGCGGGTGTTTTTACGATTTCTTCAGGCATGATGAATATCCTCCTCTACAAACTTTACTTCAATAACATTGGCAAAACGCATGATTGCGTCCAGCTCGGATTTCGTGCAGTGGAAAACGATTTTACGGTCTCTTGCCTCCTCTTCCTGCGTGAACGATGCAAATTCACCGTCGTCAAACTCGTCCGGGTCGAACCTTCCGTTGATCTCATAGGCGATTGCAGGCTTTGCCAGCTTGATCCTGTAGGGGTTCTGGTAAACGCCTTTGTAATTGTCTGGCATTCCTCTGATCACTGCTTCATGGAGCATCTCTCGATACTCCATCATGTAACAAAAGTCTATGGAATCATAAGGCTCCGGCATAATTTGTTCACCAGCGGCAGCGTGGATGATATCGCCCAGACAAAGAAGCTTTCCGACGCGCCGGTAGATCGAATCAATCGTACTTCTCGTCACGGTATCCGGAAGCTGATTTGACCGAGCAAAATTCGTAAAAAGTGCAATCGCATGGTTCACATCACTTGTCAGCTCGTTCCCGGTACTGATAAGCCGGAACAGCACATTGTCTGTTCCAACATACTGGAAAATGCCCTCAGCCTTGTTGGAGAGCTCCTTCACGCGGGCTCTTCTGGATAAAATGCTCATTTGCGCCACCTCCCGTTTTTCCATGCCCGCCAGACCAGAAAGACCACGACCAGAACGTTGAATCCGATCCATACGGTCAGCCCACGGGCAACCATCTTTGCCGCCGGGGTGGAAAGTGCTTCCACGGCCCGGAACAGCAGCTCTGTTTTACTCACTGTAAAATCTCCTTTCGTTCAAAAATACTTTGCTTTGCCTTTGCAGATCTTTGCATGTCTATGCCTTTGCGCTTCTTTGCTTATCTATGCCTTTGCATTTCCCAGGTCAGCCTGGCTTATCCATGCCTTCGCAAGTCGTCTCTGAGCATCTCTGTGCCCTTGCACCTCTCCGCTTATCTAAGCCCTTGCCCTTCTTCACGCAGCACCGCACAGCCGTTGCAAATCGTATCAAAGTGCTTCTTCGCTATGCCTTTGCGCTGCATAGCAGAGCGGCGCGTATCTGCTCAACGCCATTGCGATGCCTTGCCGCCCACACCACGCCCAGCCTTGCCTTCGCTTTTCGACACGAGGCCCTGCATTGTCTTTGCTTTGCTTATCGAGGCAAATCTGATCCAAGCGATCTACGCCTATCTACGCCGTTGCGCTGCGCTTTCCAGCTGAGCCTTGCCTTTGCCCCGCGCTGCACTGCAGTGACTACTGTGCCCCTGCTGAGCAAACTTGTCAGCACAATGCCGTTGCCGAGTTATGCACACATATCCGCGCCTTCGCAAAGCTGTTACAGGCTATCCAGCGCCTTTGCAAATCATATCATTGCCGTAGCAGATCAAATCCTATCCATGCAATGCCGTTGCTCAGTCGATGATGTCAAAGGTGAAGCGGCCCTTGCCGCTGTTTCTCCACTGGCCGATGCCGCGCAGAACGCCGTAGTCCAGCCACTCCAGAACCGCATTCTCGAGCGATTCGTCCATGAGGAGGATCTCAAACTCGCAAGTGCTGCCTGCCGGGATCTCCTCGGAGTTGGCAAGGCTCACGCGCTCGCCCTGGGCCGTCTGGGCACGCAGGGGGCGCTGGCAGTCGCCGATCTTGCCGTTGACCTTGATGGGGATCATGCGGGGCTGCGGGAAGATCAGGCCGTCGATGACCTTCTTGTAAGCGGAGAGCTTGCCGCTCTCGTTGACGGCCCGCTTCTTGCCTGTTTCTGTCTTGCCGCCCACGCGGGCCAGCATACCGCAGGAATCCTTTAAGAATCCCTTGATCTGGTAGTCGTAGAGCACCGGCTCTCCGTTCTCGTTGCGGGGAAAGACGGTCATACCCTTGTATGCCACGGCATCCGCGCCCAGAGCGGCCACCTCGTCCTCGATCGTGGCAGCATCCGGGCTCTTGCTGGCAATGAAATCCCGGGCAACGTTCTGGTTGGAGGGCCAAGTGCCCAGCACCGGCTCCAGGAAGGTGATCTTGACTTTCAGAATTTTGGTTTTCATGCTGATTTCTCCTATATCTTGTGGTTTGCGTAATTCAAAACGCATTATCTTGCATACAGCAGGTTTCCCAGAGCATCCCGCACCTGAATCATCTCATAGTGCCGGATGTTCTCATCTGCCCAGTGCTTGGCCTTAACGCTGGCGGGCTCTCCGGGGTATTCGTCCGGAGTGAGCGGGTCTGTGAACTGCCTGACATCGCACCCCGGAGGGCTCTTGCGGTAGGCGTAAGCATATACAGTCATGCTCATGCGCCCCTCCGGTTCTGCCGGTAGTCCGGCTCTTCGGTGCGGGCGTGGGTGCGGTCAACACGGCCATAGCGGCGGGCGTTCTGCTCACGATCCTGGGCGGCAAAGCCCAGCCGCAGGAACATCACCGCTGCCAGAACCAGGCACAGGGCCGTGGCAAACTGGCCGTCGGAGATGGCGCTGCCCGTCTGTGCACCGCCCTCGATGCCCATTCCGTACAGCAGACTTGCGGCACCGCTGGCAGCAGCCAGCCAGTACCATACTCTTGATTTAATCTTCATCGTCATTCTCCTCGTTCCCCTTGTTCAGCTCACGAACAGTGCGGTAGAGAAGCGCGGACACAAATGCCATCTGCTTCTCGAAGTCGTGCGGAAAAAGGCCTTCCAAAGTCTGTGCGATTGCGCACACCAGAAGATGCAGCGCTTCGCTGTGATCGCCTTCGACCTTGATAATCGATTTCTCACTGTCGATGTAGAGTTTTGCCTTCATGCTCATGTTCCCATTTCCTCCTTGTCGTTCTCATACGGGCGGACGATCTTGCGTCCGCGCCGGTGCATATAATCGATAAAACCGTCGATGTAAATCGTTGCCTGCCGCCGTTTGGTATCTTCCCGGGGGACTACCCATCCGGCGAATTCGCCGGATGCAACATTACTCCAGAACTTGTTCGGGCTCATCGGGACGAGATTTGCCCGGAACATCTCGCAGCACTCCGCAACGCCTTTCATTGTGATCCTTTCGCTCATGCCGCTGTCTCCTTCCTTAGAACATGCTGGTCTGGCCGTTGGTCTGCTGGATCAGCATCACGGTGTTGGTGCTGGGCTTCCAGCGCTGGATGTACTCCACGGCCTCGTCAAAGCGCTTGCGGGGAATATTGTTTCGGCTGCTGACCCGGAACCACATCTGGAGGTCCTTGTTGATCTCGCAGTAAACCATGCCCCGTACATGGGAATCGCCGTAGGCAGGGGCGTTCTTGCCGCCCAGAGCCTCCACGACAACGTAATTCACGGCATTCTTGAGGGAAAGCTGCTGATCATAGTCCACGACCATGTTGTTCTCCAGCGCCGTGATCCGCTGCTCCTGCCTCTGGGTGCGGTCGTCCAGCAGGAACAGCGCCTGCATCTCCTTGCTGAGCTTGGGCATCTGCGGAGTGCTCAGCTTCTTCTCCATCTCGTTGAACGCCTGGATGTACTTCAGCTTCCACTCCAGCGCCGCCTTTCCGGTAAAGCCCATCACCAGCAGGCTGAACCCGTCCCGGTTCATCAGGTACATGGGGTAAGTCTGGCCGTTCTGCTCGTGGGTGTACTCGGTTTTGTAGAACATGGGGGTATGCGAAGTTTTGCGCAGACCCCCTTCGAGGGTTTCGATTGCCTTAAGCACGTCGCGGTGGTTCTTCTCGAAGTTCTCAGCGATCTGGCGGCTGGATGCCACCGGCTCGCCGTTCTGGGTAGATAAGATAATGTCTGTCATGTAAACCTCCTTGTTGGGGTCTCCCTTCCCGTGGTATACTGACAAGGAAAGGGGAATCTAAAATGGACGAAAACGAAATTTTAAGTAACTTTGCTGGGTATCAGGAGACTGCCAAGCAAATCATTGCTGCGACAAGCAGCGAGATTCATCTCACAGAAGAACAAACGCAGCGGCTCTTGGATGCGATAGACCATTCCAAAAGCTCGTATGCCGAAGAATCCGCTGCTGAGGATCTGAAGCAACTCCGGAACCAGTACGAAGAGAGCCAAAAAGACCAAGCAAAAGAAAATCGGGTCAATCGCTGGCTCACCGTCGCTTCCTTACTCGTGGCAGTCGTTTCGATGGTCGCTGCAATTCTCTCGCTTTTCAGCTGAATTTCCTGATTAAGTTGATGAGCTGCAAGATGAGCGTCACAACCTGAACGCAAACCGTCGCAACCAAAATCTTCGTTGTGGTCCAGCCGTGCTTACGGCTGGGCTTTTTTCTGCCGTTCACGCTGTTTTTCCCCCTTCTTCTTCCACCAGCAGCTTGTCCACGGATACCTTAAAGTATCGGGCCACCTTCATCAGCTGGCTGATACTGGGGCCGTAGACGCTGCGCTCCCACTTGCCAATTGCGCCGTTGCTCAGACCTGCTACCTCTTCCAGATCGGTACGGCTCAACCCGTGTAGCTTGCAAAACTGGTCAATTTTTGAAACATTCACTAGCAATTCTCCTTTCCGGGCTTGAAAATCACTAGAAAATATGCTACTATGTAGTTGCAAGGTACAAAGTGAATAAAATCTAGCGTTTGCCCGATATAATGTTATCAGGGGCTTTTGGTTTTGTTTGCTCCTTACGCTCTCTATTATATAGCCTAATTTTCTAGTTGTCAATAGAAAATTAGGCTATCGGAGGAATTTTTTATGCGTTCTTTGCCCGAGTTGGTAGAATTTATCCGTGTATCGTGCAAATCTCAAAATAGTTCTATTACAAAAATGGAAAAAGATTTGAAATTTGCAAACGGAACGGTAGGAAAATGGGCTAATGGCAAGCGTTATCCGCCTAAGGACAAGCTATTACTTGTAGCTGATTTTTTGCAAATTTCTATTGAAGAGCTTATGGGCGAAGCTCCGGAGCAAAAAGAAAAGCCCACTCCCAGTGAAGAGAGTGAGCTGAATGCGCACGCCAAAGCTATACTATATAAGTATGAGCAGCTTGGCCCTGCGCAAAGGGTTATGTTTGAAAAGATGCTTGACGCTGCACTTGAAGCAGCGAAGGGGGATAAAAATGAAAAAAGCTGAATTTCGGGCTGTTGTCAATAGTTCTGTGAACGAATACGCACGAAAAGCAGTTGCAGATCTGGACGCTCATCCTGAACGCTCTGATTTAGAAAAAATTGCAGTGATGTACAAGAGCTCCCTGATCGGCTCCGTTGAGATCGTGATCGATGCTCTGCAAAAAACAGGCGTGTTAAATTTTGACGACTGATTCTTTGGAATTGGCAAGCTCGTTCAGACTGTCTCTGATGCAGTTGTTCACCGCCAAATAAGATGTTTCTTTTCCCAAAAGGCGAATCAGATCTGCGGTTTCCTGTGGGGTGGCAGTGATTTCGATTTTCATAACGTTATCCTTTCTGCGCAGCTTCCAGCAGCGCGCCAACGTCGATGTCAAGAGAAAGTGCAAGCTTGATTTTTTCAAGTATAACACATTCTGGGGCCGATTTCATCAATTCTGTGCTATGTTCTCGCACTTTCTTTTCCTCCTTTGGTCATTGAAAATTTGTTTTTCGGCAGCCGGTTGGCTGCCTATTTTTGCATATAGGGGTGTTGAAAAGCAAAATGTCTTTATTCGGAATAAAGGAACAATCTGAAATTCGAGACTTAAAAGCACAGCTCGAACAACTAAGAGAAATTGTTGCGGAGAAATCAGCAGAATTTGGGCAGAAATCGACCGAACTAGATACCAAGCGTAAAGAGCTTGAAGAGGAAAGAGAAGAACTCAAAAAGATAATTCCTCCTGAAAGCTTTGAGCTTGCTGATTTAAGAAAAGAAGTTTCCTCTCAAAAGGATTTGCTAAAAAAACTTCGTGCAGAGTCAAAGGACTTATCGCAAAAAATCGAAGCTTCCAAAAAGGAACTTGTCGAAGTCTCAGATGCCGTTCAGCTTCAGGATTTTGGCCTGTATACTCCGCACTACAATCTAATGCGTGCGGATGAGTATAAGGCTAAAATGATGGAGATCAGAGCCTTGCAGAAGGATATGGTTCGCAATGGTTCTGCCGTCACCGGATCCCAGACCTGGACGGTCAACGGAAACGCTTCCAAGGGCAAAAAGATGGTGGCCGACATGCAGAAGCTGCTTTTGCGGGCGTTCAATGCTGAATGTGATGATGTGATCGAGCACGTCAAATACAACAATGTGGAGACCGCAGAAAAGCGCATCACGTCCTCTCAGGAGGCAATCACAAAGCTGGGCACGATCATGGGGGTCTCCATTGTCCCTTCCTACTACCGACTAAAGCTGGAAGAGCTTTATCTCGCTTTTGAGTACGCTCAGAAAAAGCAGGAAGAAAAAGAAGAGCAGCGGGAAGCCAGAGCCCAGATGCGGGAAGAGGCAAAGCTCGCAAGAGAAATCGAAGAGGCCCGGAAAAAGCTCGAAAAGGAGCAGCAGCACTACACTAATGCTCTTGCAAAGGTAAACGCCCAGCTGGATGCCGCTTCCGAAGAAGACCGAGCCGCCATCGAGGAAAAGAAGAGTATCATCGAGGGCCAGCTCCAGAAGATCGACAAGGAGTTCGCAGACGTGGATTACCGTCAGGCAAATCAGCGTGCCGGATATGTATACATTATTTCGAACATCGGAGCATTCGGAGAGAATGTGTACAAAATCGGAATGACCCGGCGGCTCGACCCTCAGGATCGAGTGGACGAGCTGGGAGATGCTTCTGTTCCGTTCAATTTTGACGTTCACGCAATGATCTTCTCTGACGATGCGCCGAAGCTGGAAGCTGCTCTGCACAATGCGTTTGCGGACAGGAAACTGAACTTTGTAAACCAGCGGCGGGAGTTCTTTAATGTAACGCTTGAAGAAATCAAAAAGGTTGTGAAAGAAAACTTTGACAAATCCGTTGAGTTCGTTGAGCTTGCCCCCGCGCAGCAATACCGTGAATCCATTCTGCTTCGGAAGAAGGCACACCAGCAAGATAGCTAATTTCCTACCACAAATGCATTATACATCTTTCAGTTGTAACATTCAATAGATATCACAAAATAAATTCGGTTTTTTCTGAAAACAGTTAGATTTTCACTTGCAATCGTCCAGCCGCTGCATCTTCTGCAGTAGCTCCCCAGCAAGCTCCCCGCCGGGGCAGTTGGCGGCATCCAGCAAGCGCCGGACGCTTTCCGCCTTGCGGACCACATAGAAGCGGGCCTTGGTCTGACACTCGGGCGGCATATCCTCATAGCACGCCAGAGCGGCGCGGATGTGGGTGCAAAAGCTCTGCATTTTGTCCATAGATCATTCCTCCCAGGGCTTTGGAGTGGGCCGCGTGCCGGTGAGCACGCTGGCGGGCATTCCGTCAATGATGGTCATATCGGGGTCCACGCTGATTGTCTGACTGTTTTTCATTTCATTTTCCTCCTTTTTTGGTAATATTTGCATCTTATGCACCAGATTCTACCATGCGCCAGAGGAAAATGAAATCTGTGTAATTTTTGTCGAATGGCGCAGAGTTTTTCTGCGCCATTTTCCTTTTATAACACGCTGCGTTTAGGGGTGATAAGCATGAGTTATTTTACCGCTGATCAAATCGGGAAGGCGCTTTCAAAAGCGCGGGTATCCGCCGGGCTAAGTCAGAGAGAGATTGCGATCCGCGTCCAGAAGGGAGAGCGGACAGTGCAAAGCTGGGAAAAAGGTGACACAAGCCCAGACAGCGACGAGATTATGGATTGGTGTGCGGCCTGTGGAGTGTCCCCCATCACGGTGTTTATGGAAGTTCTGCACCCGGATCTGTACGCAGTGCCAGACGGACAGAAGGAAGATGCAGCCATAGATAAGGAGCTTCACACGCTGGTGCAGGCGCTTCCACCGCTCACCCGGCGGCTTCTGCTGTTTGTGCTCAAGGGCCGACATGGGAGCAGCCCGCCTGCGGTTATATCTGAAATGGCCGCAAACCTCCACTGTCCTCTCAACAACAGGGTCACTGTGTGCGGCACCATCATCGATCAGTACAGCTTTGCCAAGATCAGAGGGCTTGACCCGTGCCCGGACGAGCCGCATCCTCCGATAGAGGATTTGAAAGCCAATTACGCGTCAGGGCGCACAGCGTCAGAGAACGGCGCTTTGGGCTATATAGGGCGCAGAAAGGAGTAGCGTAATGAAATGTATCAGATGCCATGTAAGCATCCCGGACAAGGCCTTATTTTGCCCGTGGTGCGGAAAGCAGCAGGATGCAACGTCCGCTCCAGCGCACAGAAAAAAGCGCCGCCGCCCAAAGGGCAGCGGCAGCGTGTACAAGCTGAAAGGGGTCCGGTCAAAGCCCTATGTAGCCGTGACCGGGAAAAAAGAAGTGCTGGGCACATACGGAACGCCCGGGGAAGCCGTCCAGGCGCTCGACGCATACAACGCCCAGAACACCCCGGCAGAGCGTCTGAAGTGTACTTTTGCGGATGCCTACGAAAAATGGCGGGCACAGCCGAAGTTTTCAAGTCTCAGCCGGGACATGATAAATGGATACGAGCTGGCTTTCAAAAAGGCCGCCCCGCTGTACAGCCGACAAATGCGAGACCTGAAAGCGGAGGACTATCAGCAGATCATAGACCAGATGGTCGCAGACGGTCTCTCCCGCAGCTCATGTGAGAAGCAGCGCACCCTTTTCAGCCAGCTATGTGAGTGGGCAATGGCCCAGGACATCATCAACAAGAACTACGCCCAGCTCCTTCACCTTCCTGCCGGGGTCGGAAAGGCAGAGCGCACCCTTACGGCGGACGAGATCGCCCGGATCAGCGCCTACCAGACCGACAAGCGCTTTGGTCAGACAGCGCAGATCGCTATGGTGCTTCTCTATACAGGAATGCGCATCGATGAGCTGCTTTCCATGCGCTGCGAGAACGTACATCTGAAGGAGCACTACATGCAGGGCGGTGAAAAAACGGAAGCTGGAAAAAACCGCATCATCCCCATCCTCGACCCCATTTACAAGATCATCGCCTTCTGGATGATGGACAGCGGGTACGAGTGGCTGATACCTTCCAAGGCTGGAACGAAACTGGACAAGAGAAACGTGGCCACGAAGTTTCGGGCCTTGATGCAGGAGTGCCAGATCGAGGGCGTGCACCCGCACACTCTTCGCCACACGGCCAGCAGCAAGATGGTGGAGTGCGGCCTTGAAAAAACCGCCGTGCAAGCTATCCTCGGCCACAAAAATTTTTTCACCACAGCAAACAAGTACGTTTCCCACAATGACCCGACATACTTGTTACATGAGATGCAAAAAATGAAATACTGATTTTGTTAGCTTGTTTGTTAGTTTATTCAGATTTTTCACCGTATTTTACCGTGTTTTCACAAAAGAAAATGCCGTTCATGTGATTTAATATCACGAATAAACGGCATTTTTTGGAGCTGGTGACAGGAGTTGAACCTGCAACCCACTGATTACAAATCAATA